GTGACGAAACCCAGAAAGCGCGCCAGCCTGTATGCACGTCTCTCCGTCGCTGCCGACGCTGAGAACCTGTCCCTGGACGGCATGATCGAGGACATGCGGGCCCTCTGCGCCCGTGAAGGCTTCGAAGAAGTCGCGCTCCACGTAGATGATGGTAAGTCCGGCGGGTACCGGGACCGGGACGAGTTCACGGCCTGGCTGGACGACGCACGAACGGGACGCTGCGACGTCCTGATCAATCCAGTCACTGACCGACTCACCCGTGAGGGCCTGAACGTCGCTGCCGCCATCCTGGACGTGGTCGAAGGGAAGGACCCCACCACCGGCCGCCGCTCGCACAACCCTGTGCGCCTACTCGACACTGCTGGCCTGGACAGCCTTCACGGCGACGCGTTCAGGTTCAGGTTCGTCATTCAGGCGGAGGTCGGCCGGGCGGAGCGTGAGCGCATCCGGGAACGCTCCAGGAACCGGTCCAGGCGACTCCGGCGCGCGGGACGCTGGGGAGGCGGAACGGCGCCGTTCGGGTACAGGCCGGTCCCGAACCCGGAGACGGACGACGAAGGCAGCCCCAGAGGGTGGGTCCTGGAGATCGACCCGGAGGAGGCCCGGCACATCCGAGAGGCGGCGGAGGCACTCCTGAAGCCGGAGCCGGACCCGCTGAACCGCATCGCGCGACGCCTGAACCACGCTGGCGTCAAGCCACGGCGCGCGGACCAGTGGTGCCGCCGGAGCCTGGTGAAACTCCTCACCAGCGGTGTAGTCATGGGCCAGGTAGAGGAGAACGGACGGCCTGTCCGCGACGAAGACGGGAACATCCTCACGCCGTGGCCACCGATCCTGACGACCTCCCAGGTAGCCGCCATTCGCGGACACCTCAACCGGCCGGACCGGCAGATGTACAAAGGTGGCCGCCAACCGGCGCGACTCCTGTCCGCCCTCCTGACATGCTCTGGGTGCGGGTCGTTGCTGACTGTGGACAGGAAGATGTCACGGTCCGCGAACCCCCGGCCGATCGTGTTCTATCGCTGCCCAACGGGTAACCAGGGGCGGATCTGTCCGACCCAGGTCAGTATCAGCGCTGTACCCCTGGAGGAGCACGTGACCGGCCTGTACCTGTCCGCCGTTGGCCACATGCCCATGTACAGGGAGCGGACAGTGGTGTCCGCGACTGAGGACCTGGCCACCGTGGAGGCGGACATCAGAGACACGCTGTCCGACCTGGCCACGTCGGCGGACGCGGACACCTTCGCACGCCTCCAGAAGCTCCAGGCCCGTAAGGAGGAGCTGTCCGGACAGGAGCCGGACAGGCGGACAGAGCTGGTGGCCACCGGACAAACCATGGCGGAGTACTGGGAAGGAGCCATGGTTGACGACCGGCGGGAGTTGCTGGACCAGGCGTTCGAGGAGCTGGAGATCAGCCCCGGACAGCGGGGAAGGAAGGGCCTTCAGGTGGAGCGTCTGCGGTACCGCTGGCGAGAGACTGACGCACCGGTCATGTCCGCCCAGGAGGCCAGAGAGCACGCGTCGGGTATGACGTTGACGGAGGCCGTGGAGCGTGTCCGTGTCATGGAGGCGAACGGTATCGACACGTCATGGCTGACACCGGGGCTGTAGCGGGGGCGGCCTCCGGCCGAACAGCGGACGAGTCCTCTATTTTTGTTTCGTCCCGGATACAAAATAGTTCTACATCTTTCAGCCCTCTACGGCCTTACCCCAGGTCCTGGGACTGAACAGCCTTTCCGTCCCCCACCTGAAGGAGAGGTCCTCACCTGATCAAGGGCGTCCCGGCCGCCTGATCGAGAGGACCTCTCCCGTGGTCGACTACGAACCGAACTGCCTCCACTGCGGTACGCCCCTTGAGGGTCGCCAGCAACGCACATGCTCCCCTCGCTGCCGCAAGGCCATCCAGCGGCCAGGCGCACGCCTCCGCGACTGCCGTCTCTGTGGTCAGCCCTTCCAGCCGACCGGCCCAGGCCGTCTCTCCATCTGTCCGTACGAGGACGCAGACGACTTCTGCCAGGGCCTTCAGGACGCACAGGAGGACCTCCAGGCGGCCCGCCAGGCGGCCAGGGAGTCCGCGACGTGCGAGGGGCCCGGCTGCGGCTCCCCGCTGGCGTACAGGGGCCGTGGACGGCCTCCCCGCTTCTGCTCCCGCCACTGTAAGCGTGCGGCCTACCGCGCGGAGCGATCGTGAACCCAGCCACGCCAGGTCCGTCAGGTCCGCCAGCGCGCGGCAGGCCCCCTCTGGCGGACCGCCGGTTCCGGGTCAGCGTGAACGCCAGCCTCCGGGCCCGCAGCGTCCCTGCGAAGGCGTGCGCGCGCTGCTTCGCGGTCCTGCCGCTGTCTGCTTTCCCGCTGGACTGCACGCGTCCGGACGGCCGGTTCCCGCAGTGCCGCCGCTGCCATGCGGCCAGGGAGTCTGTCCGCCGTGAGGACCCTCGTGTGCGGGCCCAGGCGGCGGGGAACGGGCGCCGGTACCGCGCCATGCGCTACGGGGCCGACTACGACGGCCACCAGCCGGAGGACGTGTTCATCCACTGGGACGAGGAGGGCTACTACACGTGCGTGGTGTGTGGCGGCCCGTTCGAGCACATCGACCACAACGTCCCGCTCATCCGTGGCGGTTCGCACACGTTGGACAACCTGGTCCCGCTCTGCGCTGACCACAACCTGGCGAAGTCCGGCCGCTGCCCGTACCGCTTCATCGCGGAGCTGTTCCCGCGCCTGACGCCGTGGCTGGAGCCGTTCTTCGACGTTCACGAGCGGCTGTCGGAGGAGGAGATCACGTCCCGCACCGCCGCGTACCTGGAGGCGGACGACCGTCGCTGGTGAGCTTGACGCGACTCAATAGGGGCGCCTACTCTGAAGCCCTTGCCGGACGGACCGGCGGGGAAGGGGTTCACGATGAAGGTCCGTACAAAGCGAGTCGGTGCCGGATACTACGAGGTGACCACTCCATGCGGGACCTACCGCGTGGAGAACATCCCTGCGCCAAAGGGTTCTGGGTACGGCGCGGGACCAAACTGGCTCATCATCGCGCCTGGTCAAGAGGTGGCGGACACGTCCAAGCCCACGAAGCGTGAGGCACTGGAGTACATTCAATGTCTGTGTGCGGAAGAACCGACCTGCGAGTGTGGGACGGGTAGCCGCTGATCGTGAACGACTGACGGCCCCTGGCAGCCTGCCGGGGGCCTTCGTCGTGTCTGTCGGTTACGATAACGGCTCATCTAGGGAGGGAAGTTCATGACCCAGCCGCCTTACCATGGCCCGCCGCCACCGCCGTACCAGGGCCAGCCGTACCAAGGAGCACCGCAGGGTGCCCCTTACCCGCCCCAGCCCCGGACGGTCGTGACGAAGCGTGGCGCGAACCACGGCCTCCACGTCTTCCTGTCCATCATCACGTGTGGTCTTTGGGCCGTCACTGGCTGGCCGATCGCTGCCGCTATGGGCAGGAAGACGAAGACGCGCACGTACTGATCGTGAACGACAGCAACGGCCCCTGGCAGCCTGCCGGGGGCCTTTCCCCTTAGAGGACCCCCTGATGGCTTCTCAGCGCTCTACAGACCCCGTGGAGGGTCGCCAGCGACGCGCGTGCGTCAGCCCTGGCGACCACCGTCCCGAGTACCGTCTGGTCCGCCCGCTGCGGCCACCGTTCACCCTGGTCCGCTGTCTGCGCTGTGGCTCCGAGTGGCCGTCCCGGGCACGGTGGGTGGACTCGCTACCGCCTGCCTGACGTGGTGCGCGTCACATCGTTAACGACCCTTCCCAGGCTCGTTTCAGGGGAGATCCTCACCTGTATAGGAGTGAGGCAGGTTGCTCCCCTGGAGTGCCGCGCACCCCTTCCTATCGGCGGTCGGAGCGCCAGGCAGGGCTCCTGCCTCCCCTGTGCTCCTGGCGTCCTCCTCTCCGCCGGTCGCAGCACACTCAGGGAGGGTCTGGAAGCGCCACGTAAGTCCCTACGGGGCCGTTGAGCGCCAGGCCCTCCCCCAGACTCCGTGAGGCTCTGAAACGGGCCCCTAGTAGCCCAGGCGGCGGCCTGGGCGAAGCGGGCCCCGAGTAGGCCCACCTCACGGCCCCTGGCTACGGCTTCGCACGCCCTACCCAGGGGGTTGACTTCCCCGCCTTGCTGAGAGGCCGCGCCGTTTGGCCAGGCCCAGGACCGGCAGGGCGGGGAACGCAAGCTCACGTAGCGCAGATGGTCAGCGCACTGCCCTGTCAAGGCGGAGGCCGCCGGTTCGAGTCCGGTCGTGAGCGCAGCCCCGACGTGTCCCGCTGGCCGCTGGCCAGGTCTGACGCGCTGGGGCCTCTTCAGCGTGTAGCCGAGAGGTAAGGCGCCTGGTTTGGGACCAGGAGAGCGCAGGTTCGATCCCTGCCACGCTGACCAGCCCGTCAATGACCTGTAGCTCAGACGGCAGAGCAGCGGATTGTTACTCCGCGTGTCGCTGGTTCGAGTCCAGCCAGGTCAGCCGTACCCGTTCCGACGCCTGGAGGTCACTGTGAGCATCTGGACCCTGTCCTGGGTGACCTGGCTGGCCGCCTTCGGTGTCATCGAAGGGCTGGCGCTGGCTCGTAAACGCCCTGACGACACTCTGTCGGAGCACGTCTGGCGCTGGTTCGCCATCACGCGGCGTGACCCTCAGCCGGACGGCCTGACGCGTCTGCGTCGGTTCACGCTGCTGGCCGGTGTCACGTGGCTGGCGGCCCATTTCCTGTCCGGCGGCTGGGTCTGATGGCGCGCATGAGGGCTCTGTCCGTCTGTCCGACGCCTGGATGCCCCACGCTGACCACTGGAGGCCGCTGTGAGGCGTGCCAGGGTCGCGCCAGGCGCACGCGTCGCTCCCCCTCTGCCGCTGGCTATGGCACGCGTTGGGCCCGTACCAGGCGCGCGTACCTGCGCGAGCATCCGTACTGCGAGTGTGACGAGTGCCTGGACCTGCCTGAGCCACTGCGTCCCGCTGCCTCAGAGGTAGATCACGTTGACGGCCTGGGCCCACTGGGTCCGCATGGCCATGACTGGAGCAACCTCCGTGCGATGACGAAGGCTCATCACTCACGTGAGACGGCACGCAACCAACCTGGTGGATGGAACGATCGCGCCTGACGTCACACTGTGACATCATCGCAGGTCAGAGCCATTTGTGCAGGTCAGAGGGTGGGGGGTAACCCCCAACCGGTAGGGGACGTTGAACGCGGGGGAGGGCTCTGTCAGGTGCGCCCGGTTCAAACACCTTGATCGGACCCCTGTCGCTCACACTCTGTGAGGCATGACGAAGGCCCCCGGCCATCCAGCCAGGGGCCCCTTTCTCGCGTTCAGCGACGCTCGTACATCACGTGGCTGACCGGCACGCGAGCGATCGCGTCCTCTCCACGCCTACCCGCCAGCCGGATACGCAGCGTGCAGCCGTAGTTCAGCTCCTGGACGACCCAGCCCCGCTGTCCCGTAGCCACCACGGTGACGATCTGAAGGCCACGCTCCCGCGCGCGGGCCAACTGGGCTTCCGCCGTGGACATGTCCGGCTCCGCCTGCCGCGCCTCCTGGGCCTCCCGCTCGCGGGCCTCCCGGATTGAGGCGCGGATCGCGTCGCCCAGGGTCGTTGCCGTCATGCCGCTGATCAAAACACTGGCCATCTCTGACTCCTTCAATTGAGGCGGAGGACCAGTACAACACGTGACCCCCGTTTCGTTCAAGTAGCCGCCCCAAGTGAGGCGCCTGGAGGTGACCGCACATGTCCAGTGGAGGCGCACGCGCGCGCAGCGGACCCGCTCCGACGTCCACTGAGCGGAGCCACAAGGCGAAGTCGGACACTCAGGGCTGGACCACGCTGCCCGCAGACGGCCGTGACGGTCCTCTCCCAGCCTTCCCGCTGGCCTCCCCCAGCGACCGTGAGATGGACCTCTGGGAGCGCCTCTGGGAGGCCCCCCAGGCCGTCATGTGGGAACAGCTCCACATGGAGTTTGAGGTGGCCTCATACGTCCGCCTCCTGGTCCGCGCAGAGTCCCCCCGCTCCAGCGCCATCGTGTGGGGCCAGGTCAAGCAGTTCGCGGAGTCCCTGGGCCTTTCGGTGTCCGGCATGCTCCGGAACCGCTGGACCGTGGGCACCGTAAACACTGACGATGACCAGTCGGCCCCCCAGTCCGCCGTCTCGGCTGTCGCGTCTCTGACGTCCCGCCTGAAGGCGGTCCAGGGTGAGTGACGGATCGTGCCTGGTCGTGACCCTGGCCTGGATTGAGGCCCACGCGGTCGTCCCTGACGGCTTCGACCAGGGCCAGCCGTTCACAATGCTGCCCTGGCAACTGAAGGTCGCGTCCAGCATGTATACGGTCCGGCCGACCGCAGAGGCAGGCCAGAAGTCCACCGCGTTCGTCTACCGGCGCGCGCAGGTGATCATGCCTCAGAAGTCCGGGAAGGGGCCGTTCGCGGCTGCCGTGGTCCTGGCGGAGGCTGCCGGACCGACTGTCTTCGCTGGCTGGGCCCAGGGCGGGGAGCGCTACCGCTGCCGCGACTGGGGATGCTCCTGCGGCTGGGAGTTCGTTTACGACCAGGGCGACCCGATGGCCGTCCCCCAGCCGACGCCGCTGATTCAGCTTCTGGCGACGTCTGAGGACCAGGTCGCGAACGTCTACCGGCCTCTGGTCGCCATGATCAAGCACAGCGACCTGTCGTCCTTCATGAAGCCTCTGGAGGGCTTCGTGAGGGTGGGCGAAGAGGGCCGTATCGACGTCGTCACGTCGTCCGCACAGTCCCGCCTGGGTAACCCGATCACGTTCGCGGTCCAGGACGAGACAGGCACGTACACCGCAACCAACAAGATGATCAAGGTTGCGGAGACGATGCGCCGTGGCCTGGCCGGTATGTCCGGCCGCTCCATGGAGACGACGAACGCGTACGACCCCAGCGAGTACTCCACGGCCCAGAAGACGAACGAGGGTGCGGCGGAGGACGTCTACCGCTACTTCCCCCAGGCCCCGCCGACGCTGTCCTACCGGAACAAGCAGGAGCGTCGGAAGATTCACAAGGCCGTCTATGCGGACTGCCCGCACATCGACCTGGACGCCATTGAGGCGGAGGCGGCGGAGCTTCTGGAGTCCGACCCCGGCCAGGCGGAGCGCTTCTTCGGTAACCGCATCATGGCTGGTCATGGCTCCTGGCTGGAGGCTGCCGCGTGGCTGTCCCGCGCCAGCGACCGTGAGAAGCCGAAGCCGTCCACGTACAAGCTCATGAAGACTCCGATCGTCCTGGGCTTCGACGGCTCCGACTCTGACGACTGGACCGGCCTCCGCGCGGAGACGATGGACGGCTTCCAGTTCACTCCGACGTACGGACCGTCAACGCGCCCCACCATCTGGGACCCGGCGGAGTGGGAGGGCCAGGTTCCCCGCCTGGAGGTCGACGCAGCGGTGGACGAGATCTTCCGCACGTACGACGTCAAGCTCATGTACTGCGACCCGCCGTACTGGGAGTCCGAGGTGGACAAGTGGGCGGAGCGATACGGGGAGCGTCGGGTGATTCGCTGGCACACCAGGCGGCCGGTACAGATGCACGCTGCCGCTGAGCGCCTCAAGACGGACTGTGTGAAGCGTGACTCCACGTTCACGCATGACGGCTGCCCGATCACTGAGCGGCACGTCTTCAACGCGCGCATGGCTGCACGTCCGTCTGACCGGTACGTCCTGGCGAAGCCGGAGCACCGCCGAAAGATCGACCTGGCCGTGGTGTCTGTCCTGGCACACGAGGCCGCATGCGACGCCATCGCGGCCGGACTCATGCGCAAGAAGCCGCTCTACATGTCCGCGTAGGAGGGACCAGTGGCAACATACGAACAGGCCCTGGCGCTGGTCCAGCGTCTCGAAGACCAGCTCCTGGCACGGCGCCCGGAGATCACCAGGGCAAGCAACTACTACCGAGGCAACCACCCGCTGACCTTCGCGTCAGAGCAGTTCCAGAAGTTCCACGGGGACCGGTACAAGGGCTTCGCGGACAACTGGGTCCAGGTGGTCAGCGATGCGCCCGTGGAGCGCCTGTCCGTTAACGGCATCCGGCCGTCCGGCACCACGGACGCTGACAAGGAGCTGTGGCGAGTCTGGCAGCGGAACGGGCTGGACGCTGACTCTCAACTGGGCTTCTTGGGGTCCGTCAACTCCGGCCGGTCCTTCGTCCTGGTCTGGGGTGACCCTGACGACCCGGACACCCCGGAGGTGACCTTCGAGGACGCGGCCCAGTGCGTGGTTGCGTACGTGCCTGGTTCGCGTCGGAAGCGTAGGGCGGCACTGAAGCGCTGGGATGACGGTGCGATGTCGTACGCGACTCTGTACCTGCCTGATGAGGTCTGGAAGTTTGAGCGCGCTGCGCTGGGCCAGTCCTCGAAGAGCCCCCAGGAACAGGCCGTGGATGAGGAGCTGAATCGCTGGGCCCCTCGTGACGTGGCGGAGACCGGTGACCAGGCCAATCCCCAGGTGAACCCCATGGGGGTCGTGCCGATGGTGGAGCTGCCGAACCGGCCGTCGTTGACGGAGGAGCCGGTGTCAGACATCACCGGCGTAATCTCCATGCAGGACGCCGTGAACCTCCTCTGGGCCCAGTTGTTCACGGCTGCCGACTACGCCTCGTTCCCTCAGCGCATCGTCCTGGGTGCGGAGGTGCCGGAGATCCCGATTCTGGACTCTGACGGGAAGATCGTCGGGTCCAGGCCGGTGGACATGGAACGCTTCGCGGTTGACCGCGTGATGTTCTTCACGGGTGACGACGTCAAGGTGACCGAGTGGACCGCCGCCAACCTGGAGGCGTACACGAAGGTCATGGAGGTCGCTGTCGGCCACATCGCGGCCCAGACCCGCACACCTCAGCATTACCTCATCGGCAAGATGGCGAACCTGTCAGGTGACGCGTTGCTGGCCGCTGAGACTGGTCTGGTCAAGCGGGTCGAGGAGAAACAGATCTGGTTCGGCCAGGCACTCCGCGAGATGTTCCGCCTGATCGCGCTGGCGCGTGGTGATGATTCGAAGGCCGTCGACATCGCTGCCGGACAGGTGGTGTGGGCCGATGCTGAGTCCCGCTCACACGCGCAGATGGCGGACGCGCTGATGAAGCTGAAGGAAATCGGCTTCCCCTTCGAGTGGATCGCGCTCCGGTACGGCCTGTCTCCGACTGAGGTCGCAGACCTCTTGACGATGCGGGACCGGGAACTGGAGGCGGACCCCATGGGCGCGATCACAGCGCTGATGGCGCACGACTCGCGACCAGGCGCCCCTGATGAGTCGCCTGGAGGTGACGATGGCCTGGAGCCGGAGAGCACAGCGACACCAGGAGTCCCGGGCCGCACTGGCTGAAGCCACGGCCCGCCTGGTCCTGGCGGAGTGGGCAAAGGTCCGGCCGGAGACGGTGGCCCGGGACTGGGGTGATCTCCTCCCCCGGGTCACGGCCCTGGTTCAGGCTGGCCAGCTCCACGCGGCGGAAGGGTCGCACACCTTCATGCGGGAGCTGTTGGGCCCTGGCGAAGGTGACGGCCCTCGCATCGACCCCGCCCAGTTCGCTTCCCAGACCCCGGACGGACGGGACGCTATGGGCCTCCTGGCCCGGAGCGCTCCGGCTGCCGTATCGGCCCGTAGGCGTGGCTTCTCCCCGCGTGCCGCAATGGCGCGTGGTGCCGCGTTCCTGGACATGGTTGTCCGTACCGTCGTGGCTGACACCGGCCGCCAGGCGGACCAGGCCGCTATGGTCGCGAACCGAGGTGTCACGTCGTACGTGCGCGTGGTGGAGCTGCCCGCGTGCTCCCGCTGCATCATCCTCGCTGGCCGTGAGTACGGTGTCTCCAGCGGCTTCCTGAGACACCCCCGGTGCGACTGCACGATGCAGCCGGTGACCCGGCGGAGCCGTCCCACTCCCCTGGACGCGCATGACCTCTTCGAGTCGATGTCTCCGGCGCAACGCCGGAAGACGTTCGGTGAGGCAGGCACGAAGGCCGTGGAGGACGGTGCCAGCGTCTCCGCTGTCGTGAACGCACGTAAGGGCATGGACCGCGTAGAGATGTTCGGCCGGACTGCCCAGGTGACCCGCACGGGTACTGGCTCCCGCCGCCGGAAGCGCCCGCCACGGCTCATGCCTGAAGAGATCTACCGCCTGGCCGATGGTGACAGGAACCACGCGATCCGGCTCCTGTACAAGAACGGCTACCTCCGCTGACGCGCAATGCGCCAGCAGCAATCCGACGACCCCGCAACGGAGTTGACGATGTCTGATCTGAACGAGCCCGGAACCACAGACGCCCAGGACGGCACCCAGACACCCAGCGACCAGGGAGCGCCTGGCACTCCCCCACCCGCCGCCCCTGACACCCTCGCGGACGGCCCGGACGCGGGCACGGACGCGGGCACGGACGCGGGCACGGATGCCCTGGGGGATGCCGGGAAGAAGGCCCTGGACTCCATGAAGACCCGATGGAAGTCGGAGCGGGACGCGCGCCGGAAGCTGGAGAAGGAGCTGGAGGATCTCCGGGCCCCGAAGCCGTCCGGCACTGCCGACCAGCCTGACGCGGACGAGATCCGCCGCCAGGTGTCCCGTGAGGCAACCGAGAGGGCGAACGCTCGCATCCTCAGGTCGGAGATCAAGGCGGCTGCCGCTGGCAAGCTGGCCGACCCGTCTGACGCGTACCGCTACCTGGACATGTCCGCCTTCGAGGTGGGCGAGTCGGGTGACGTGGACGCGGAGGAGATCTCCGAAGCGATTGAGGAGCTTCTGACCCGGAAGCCGTACCTGGCCGCGACGTCCAGGCCCCGCTTCCAGGGCACCGCTGATGGTGGAGCCGCGCGCAAAGCGTCGGGCCCTGCCCAGCTCACACGGGAGGACCTGAAGTCGATGTCCCCGGAAGCCATCGTCAAGGCGAAGGCAGAGGGCCGACTGAAGAACGTCCTCTCTGGCAACTGACGCACTCGCGCGCTGGCCGCCTGGTCAGCCGCCAGCCCCGTTGAAATGGAGGGCCCACCATGGCCGTAACCTCTTTCATTCCCGAGATCTGGAACGCGCAGCTCCTGACTGACTTCCGTGAACAGGCCGTGGCTGCCGCCCTCACGAACCGTGAGTACGAGGGTAACGCCTCCAGCGGCAACGTCGTGAAGATCAACACTGCGGTCGCTGTCCAGGTCAAGGACTACAAGGCGAACAGCCGCACCACGTCGGCGGACAGTGTGTCGACCACTTCTCAGGACCTCCTGATCGACCAGGAGAAGAACTTCGACTTCTACGTGGACGACATCGACAAGGCCCAGGCGGCCGGTTCGATGGACGCGTTCACCCGGTCGGCCGGTGAGGGCATGGCGGAGGACTCGGACAAGTTCATCCTGTCGACCGCCGTGACCGGCGCGGGTACCGCCCTGGACTCCGGCGGTGTCGCTCTGGATGACCCGGAGGCGGCCTTCAACGCGATCCGCGACATGCGGAAGGCTCTCCGGAAGGCCCTCGTTCCCGGCGGCCAGTGGGTCCTCCTCGTGAACGCAGAGTTCGAAGCGGTCCTCCTGGGCGCGTCCTCGAAGCTGACCAGCGTTGACACCTCCGGCTCCCCGGCGGGTCTGCGGAACGCGTCGCTGGGCCGTCTCCTGAACTTCGACATCTACAGCACGGAGAACTTGCCGACCACGGCGAAGGCGCAGGCTGTGGCCCTGTACCGCCCGTCGCTGGCGTACGTCTCCCAGGTGGAGAAGACCGAAGCGCTCCGGGCCCAGGACAAGTTCGCGGACCGCCTCCGGGGCCTCCACGTCTACGGCGGCAAGGTGATCCGTCCCGAGGGGATCGTCACCTGGACCGACACCAGCGCCTGATGGCGTACGTGATCGGCCCGAACGGGGTCAAGACCTACGTACCCGATGCCACGGCCCGCTCCCTGGTAGGTGACGGGGAGCGTGGCTACGTCTACGCGCCGGAGGCGCGCCAGCCGGAGCCGAAGGCCCCCACTCAGAAGCGCACCACCCGGCGGACCGCGAAGGCCGCTGACTGACGGAGGTGACACCCTATGGCACTTCCCCCTCTCGCCACGGTCGCTGACCTGGAGGCCCGGGGTGTCACCGTCAACCCTGACGAGACTGACACCGTGAACGTCTTCCTGGACGTCGCGTCGACCCTCGTTCGGGGCGCAGCGGCCTCCCCCATTCTGGAGACGACGTCTTCTGTCTCTCTGGAGGGGGAGCCTGCCCCGCGCCTTCGCCTGCCTGGTCTACCAATCCGGTCGGTGTCCTCTGTCCTCCTGGACGGGGTCGCTGTGTCGGACTGGCGGCTGGTGTCAGGCGCCCTTATGAGGGCGGCTGGTTGGCGGCCAGGGTGCGCCCCTTCGGTGGTTGACGTGACGTACGTTCACGGCCTGCCGGAGGTCCCGGCGGACATCGTGGACCTGGTGTGTCGCCTGGCGGGCCAGGAGCTGTCCTCCTTCCGGACAGGTGAGGTTCTCTCCCGCGCGGTGGAGTCGGAGCGCATCGGGGACTACCAGGTCAAGTATGCGGACTCGGAGTCCGGCACGATGTCCCTGACGGACTACCAGCGGGCCCGCCTGTCTGTGCGCTTCGGTGGCGGAGTCGGATCGGCGCGTGTCCTGTGAGCCGCGTACTGCGCCTCCTGAACGCGTCGGCCGACGTCTGGCGTCCCTCCCGCACCCCGGACGGCATGGGCGGCTGGGAGGAGTCCTGGTCTCAGGTGGGCACCGTCCGGGCCCGCTTCTCCCAGCCGTCTGCCACGGAGCGCGTGGTGGCCGACCAGTCCGGGTCGCAGCTCTCGCACGTGGTGTATCTCCGTCCTGACGCCGATGTCCGGCGCGGTGATGAGCTACGCCAGCCTGGCCGCATCCTCGCCGTGCTGGCCACCTTCGAGCCGTCCACTCCTGGCACGTACCTCCGGGCTGACTGTGAGGCACACCAGGCCACTCCGTGAGGAGGCCCGCATGACCGTACGTGTCAGCGTTCGTGGTGTCCGCCGCGCAGCCGCGCGTATCGCGTCGCTCCCTACCCGCCTGAACCGGGCCCGGAATCGAGCGCTGGAGGAGTGGGCTTCCGAGCTGGAGAAGACAGCGAAGGATCTGGCGCCCGTGCGCACGGGCCGTCTGCGCAGCTCGATCGAGTCCAGCGTGAACAAGACGTCCGGCAAAGCCTGGGTGCGGGTCCGGGGCCAGGCCACGGAGTACGCGTATTACGTGGAGAAGGGCACTTCCAAGATGAACGATCAGCCCTTCATGGGGCCTGCCGCTGCCCTCCACCGCCGGACTGGTGAGTGTGCTGTCCGCAACGCTGTCCCTCGCTTCCTGGGCAGGTGGTGACATGGCGACGGCGGGCAGACCACTCCAGACGGCCCTGTATCAGAAGCTGACCGCGTCCACTGCCCTGACGGCTCTGGTGTCTGGCGTTTACGACGAGGTCCCGGAGGACGCGGCATTCCCGTACGTCTCGTTCGGCTCCATGACGGAGACACCGGCCGACGCGCACGACGGTCAGGGCCTGGACGTCCTGGTGGTCCTGCACGTCTGGTCGAAGGCCCCTGGCAGCGGGGAGGCGTACGACGTCTTCGCTGCCCTGGACGCGGCCCTGGACAGGGTCCCGCTGACCGTCCCTGGCTGGTCGGACGTCTCGATCCGGCACGAACAGCATGAGGCCGTGCAGGATCCGGACCCTGACGTCCGACACATCAACTCCCAGTATCGGGTCTGGTTGACCCGCAACCCGTAGGAGGTACCGGCATGGCCGGACTTGACGCGTTCGGGATCGCTCTGGAGCGGTCCGACATGGATGAGACGACCCCCGTCTTCACCGCAGTCGCCAACGTGACCAGCGTGGAGGGTCCCGAGATCGAGCGGGAGACCTACGACGTCACTGCACACGATTCGGTCGACGGCTGGCGCGAGTTCATCGGCGGCCTGAAGGATGGCGGGGAGGTGTCCCTGGAGGTCAACTACGACCCGCGCAAGCATGACGAACTGCTGGCGGACTTCGAGGACACGGAGCCGCGTGACTACAAGTTGGTATTCCCCGGCGCCCTGGGCACCTGGGAGTTCCAGGCGTTCATCAAGGGTTTCTCCCAGGAGGCCCCCGTGGACGACAAGCTGTCCGCTGAGCTGACTTTCAAGGTCACCGGCAAGCCCACTGCGACCCCTGGAGTGTGACCCTGATGTACCTGTCCGCTGATGACATCCTGTCCGCTGATGACCTGGTCCGCGAGTCGGTGGAGGTCCCGGAGTGGGGCGGTACTGTCCTGGTCCAGGGCATGTCTGGCACCGACCGCGACCACTTCGAAGCACAGATGCTGAACGATAAGATGGACGGGGTGGTGAAGGATAAGGCCCTGGACAACTACAGGGCCCGCCTGGCCGCCGCGTGCATCGTGAACGCAGACGGCAAGCGCCTCTTCCAGGGTGCCGCTGTGAAGCGCCTCGGCGAGAAGAGTGCCCAGGCTCTCTCCCGCGTTGTGGACGTGGCCTCTCGCCTCTCCGGTCTGACGAACGAGGATGCCCAGGAGCTGACGGGAAACTGACGTCCCGCCCAGAGCGACTCTTCTACTTCCGTCTGGCGGGCCATCTGGGGATGACGGTCCGTGAACTTCTCGCGCGCACGTCCTCCCGTGAGCTTACGGAGTGGCAGGCGTACGAGCGGGTCACGGGCCCCCTGGACATCCGGGCCCGCCTGGACATCTCTGCTGGCGTCGTGGCTGCGACGGTCGCGAACAGTGCCGGGGCGAAGAAGAAGGCGAAGCCGTCTGACTTCATCCCCACCTGGTTCAAGCGGAAGAGGTCCCCGGAGGAAATCTGGGCGGACGTCATGAAGGCGAACGCCGCTCTGGGCGGGACCTTCAACTACAACGAGGGGCGGTGACCCGTGGCTACGCTGGCATCTCTCACTGTGCGCCTGGGCATCGACACGGACTCTCTATCTCGGCAGGCGTCCCGGGCCGCTTCGGTCGCTCGCCGCATGGGCGACAGCATCCAGAGCGGTGTAGCCCGGGGTGCCCGTGGCGCCGTCTCTGCTACTCGCCGTATGGGCGACACCATCCAGAGCGGCATGTCCCGGACTGCCCGGGGGGCGGCCTCCGCTCTGGGCGCCCTGGGGTCAGTGGCGAGTACGTCCCTGACCATGATCTCCATTGCTGCTGTCGGTGCGGCCGGTGCCATTGCTGCCGTGCCGGTGGCCATGGTCGGCCTGGGCGTGTTGGCAGCAGCACAGAGCAAGCAAGTCCAGTCAGCATTCTCGGACCTGAAGGACCATGTCACCTCCACCATGGAGGATCTGGCGAAGCCGCTGATCAAGCCGCTGAAGGAAGCGGCGGGCCAGATGGAGCAGATCTTCGATGACCTGGCCCCGAAGCTGAAGTCTATCTTCTCGTCCGCTGCCCCAATGATCGAGCCGCTCGTGGAGGGTGTGGGAAAGCTCGCGGACGGCTTCTTGTCCGGTGTGGCTCCTGCCATGAAGGAGGCCCAGCCCCTTGTGGAGGCCCTGGGCTCCGGCCTGGGCAAGCTGGGCGATGCGCTGGGCGGTTTCGTCAAGGGCCTGTCCTCCGGTATGGAGGGGGCGGCGGCCCTCTTCGACGGACTCTTCGACGTCATCGGCGCACTCCTGCCGACCCTGGGACAGCTCCTGGGAACGATCCTGGAGGTGGCCGGACCAGCCCTGGGTAAGCTCCTGACGGGGCTGGCTCCAGTTATCGAGAAGCTGGGCAGCGCACTCCAGCCTGTCATCGTGGCACTGGAGCCGGTACTGGATGCCCTGGTGAACGCTGTCCTGGCGCTCCTTCAGGCGTTCCTCCCGCTCCTGCCCGTACTGGCGGATTTGGTAATCGCGATCCTCCCCGCACTGACCCCTATCCTGATCGCTCTGGTTCCTCTCTTTGAGGCCCTGGGCGAAGTGGTCACGGCCCTGGTCCCGATTCTGGTACCGGTGATCGCGGCAATCGCGAAGCTGGCCGCCCTCTTGGGTGACTACCTGGCTACGCTGATCACCACAGTTTTCGTGCCTGCCGTGAAGGCCCTGGCCGCCCTCTTGCGCGGAGACTTCTCCGACGCCTGGGAGCTGGCGAAGCAAGCCGTTGACGGCGCCGTACAGTTCGTGATCAGCCTGGTTACTGATCTGCCTGGCCAGGTCTGGGCCGCCCTGAAGCCGCTGGCTTCGAAGGTCTGGGCCGTCATGAAGGACACAGGATCAAAGGCCATCCAGGCAGCGAAGGACTGGATTACCCGCACGGTGAGCCAGGTCCGGGACATGCCTGGGAAGGCGAAGGCCGCCCTGGGCGGTGTCGGTACCGTCCTGGTCCGCGCCGGAGTGAACCTGATCAAGGGCTTCATCGACGGCATTAAGTCGATGATCTCCAGCGTGAAGAACACCCTGGGCGGTCTGACGAAGCACCTTCCCGACTGGAAGGGCCCGGAGACGCTGGACAAGAAGATCCTCTCCCCCGCTGGCCGCCAGGTCATCCAGGGGTTCCAGCGTGGGATCAGCGCCCAGGCGCCCCTCTTGAGGCGGCAGCTTCAGGGGATTACGTCGGACCTTCCCGGCATGACTGCCGACGTGACGCCTAAGGGCGTCTTCAGTTCACGGTCCCGCCAGGAACAGCGCGTCGTGTTCGACGTGACCGGCGCGGACGAAGACATGAAGCGCTTGATCCGCCGCATCGTCAAGACGCAGGGGCGCGGCAGCGTGCAAACCGCCTTCGGCACCTACTGAGAAAGGAGGGGGCCGTGACGTTCCCTCTCGACATCCGTACGGAACTTCACCTCTCTGGCGCCTGGACGGACATCAGTCCTGACGTCTATGTCCGGGACCAGATGGTGGTCACGCGCGGTCGTCGGGACCAGGGTGCGGCCACGGACCCCTCCTCTCTCTCCATGACGCTGAACAACCGGGACGGCCGGTACTCCCCTCGAAACGCGATGTCTCCGCTGTATGGCCTGATTGGCAGGAACACACGTGTCCGCGTGTCAGTCCCCGGCGCAGAGTCCGCCTATCTCCAGATGGAGGGCAACGGCGCCCAGTTCGTCTCCACCCCGGATGATCCCTCCCTGGCCTTCACGGGGGACTTCGACGTCCGCGCGGAGATCGCGCCGGACTGGTACGGGCCGACGAACCAGACCCTGATCGGGAAATGGGACGCGGACACCGACCAGACGTCGTGGCTTCTCCGGCTGAACCAGGGGATCGTCATGCTGTACACGACGTATGCCGCGACAGGCATCGACTGGTACGCGGGTCGTGAACTGCCGACACTCCCCCAGCGTGCCGCGATCCGGGCCACCTACCAGGCCGACAACGGTAACGATCAGCGGGAGGTTCGCTTCTACTGGGCGGAGTCGCTGGCGGGCCCGTGGACGCTGATCGGCGATCCCGTGCCGATGACTGGCGCTGGGGACTTCACTCCCTCTCCGGCTCCGCTGTCCATCGCTCCGACTGACGCCAGGCGCGACCCGAACGACCCCCGCCTCCCCTTCGTCGGCCGTGGCTACGCCTTTGAGGTGCGGGACGGCATCGATGGCACGGTGGTCGCAGCGCCTGACTTCACGGCCCAGGCCGCCGGGACGACGGCGTTCACGGACTCCGCTGGCCGCCCCTGGACGCTGGAGGACGGGACGGAGATCCGGGACCGGGAGGATCGCTTCTACGGCGAGATCTCGTCCTGGCCCGCGAAGTGGTCCCTGGACGGAGCTGACGTCTGGGTCCCTATCCAGGCGTCCGGCATCCTCCGCCGTCTGGGCCAGGGGAAGAAGCCTATCGACTCCGCACTCCGCCGCCGCATCCCCTCTGGCAACCCTGTGGCGTACTGGCCGTTCGAGGACCAGGAGTCAGCCAGCCGCGCCTACTCCCCGCTGCCTGGTGTGGACTCTGCCGCTGTGACTGGCCTGGACTTCGCATCCCTGGACTCGCTGGTGTCCTCTGCTCCTCTGCCGAAGCTCCTGAAGGCCGCCACGCTGTCGGCCCGCGTCCCACCGTCGATGCCGTCCGGAGCCTGGCAGGTGGAGTTCGTCTATAACGCGGACGGCAAGGCCCCCGACGACTACGCGGAGATCTTGTCCTTCAGCTCTCCTGACGGCACGGTCCGCCGCTGGACGATCCTCCTGAAGGCAGGCGTCGGCCGGGTACGCGGGTATGACGCGTCTGGCGCGGAGGTCGCGCAACTGAACGTCGCTATCGGGGATGACGTGTTCCATGGCTGGAACCGGCTTCGCTTCTGGGCCCGGGACGAAGGTGACGGCACGGTGACGTACCGCATCGACTGGCAGGACGTCGGCGGAGACTCCGGCGGCCTGTCCAACACGCTGGCCGGTACCGCTGGCCGCCTCTCGTACCTGACCGCGCACTGGGGAGAGCAGACGGAAGGCTGGGGATTCGGGCACCTCCTGGTCCTGCCTGTAGCGGCCTCCTCTCTCCTGTCCGGGTCGGACGACGCGTACCGCGCGGAGACGGCCTGGGAGCGTCTGCTCCGCCTCTCGTATGAGGAGCGCATCCCCATGTCCCGCATCCCTGGTGAGCTGCCGACTGAGCGCGTCGGCTATCAGCGCCAGGAGGTGATCCTGAATCTCCTGTCTGACGCGGCCCAGGCGGACGGTGGCGCGCTCCTGGAGGATCCCCGGCGGGTCGGCCTGGTCTACCGTGACCGCTCCAGTATGTACACCCAGGACCCTGCCCTGACGCTGTCATATACGGCGCCGGGCCTGGGTCCGGACCTGGAGCCGGTGGACGATGACAGCGCTGTCCGGAATGACGTCACGGTCACACGTGACGCTGGTACATCCGGCCGTGCCGTCCTCACTGAGGGTCCTCTGTCGGTCCAGGCTCCGCCGTACGGCATCGGCCTGTACGACGAAGCGGTCACGCTGTCACTGGCGTACGACATCCAGCCGGAGCCGGTGGCGAACTGGCGGCTCCACCTGGGCACGTACGACGGGGCCCGATACCCGACTGTGTCGGTCATCCTGCACAAGCCAGGGGCTGGCGTTCACGTGCCCGCGATCCTGGGCCTTCGCGAGGGGGACAAGCTCCGGCTGATCGACCTGCCTCCGTGGGTCGCGCACGGGGACGTGGACCTGGTCGTGGAGGGCTGGCGGGAGACGCTGGACCTGTACCGCTGGGAGATTGAGTTCAACTGTTCGCCCGGCGGGCCGTGGAACCTGGCGACGGTCGGCCACCCGGTGTACGGCCGGGCGGACTCTGACGGTTCGGAGCTGGCCGCCGCTGTCGGCTCTGCTGACACCGAGCTGGTGGTGACAGCCACGGGCCCGGACCCTCTCCCCTGGACGTCGGACCCGGCGGACCTGCCCTTTGACATCGACGTGGACGGCGAAGTCATGACGGTGACAGCCGTCGATGCGTCGTCCTCGCCTCAGACGTTCACGGTCACGCGTGCCGTTAACGGTGTCTCGAAGCCTCACCTTGCCGGGTCTGCTGTCGGCCTGGCACATGTCTCAGCCGCGTCTCTCTGATGGAGGACTGACCTTTGACCACTCCCGTTGAGCAGTGGCTCCCCGGTATGGCGATCACTGCCGGACGGCTGGAGTCGATGAACAACCGCGCCTGGCTGACGGTGACAAGCTACGGCGCCGACGCGTCCGGCACGACCGATGCGGCTCCGGCCATCCAGACGGCCCTGGATGAGGCCCGGGACCGTGGTGGCGCCCAGGTCCTGGTCCCGCCTGGCGTCTACCTCCTGGGCGCGACGCTGCGGGTTTACGCGAACACGCGTCTGTCCTGTATGGCTGGCGCTGAGCTGCGCCGGATTCACGGCGGGACGATGCTGCTGAACGGTGACGGCTCCCAGGCGTACGGCGGATACACGGGCCACGGCAACATCTGGATTGAGGGCGGCCTCTGGAACATGCAGGGCACCGTCCCCGGCCTGACGTCGTCCGCAATGTGCATGTCCTTCGGCCACGCCACGGACATCACGGTGGAGGATGCGGAGATCCTGGACGTTCCGGGGTACCACGCAATCGAGCTGAACAGCACGCTCCACGGCCTGGTCCGCAACTGCCGCTTCCGTGGCTACATCGACCCGGACGGGACCCGTACGTTCAGTGAGGCCGTACAGCTCGATCTGGCGAAGTCGTCCAGCGTCTTCGGTGGCTTCGGTCCCTATGACCACACTCCGTGTGAGGACATCCTGCTGACAGGGTGCCACTTCGGGGACAGCGACACTGAGGGGACCACGGCCTGGCCGCGTGGTATCGGCTCGCACTCCGCGACGATCGGTCGCTGGCACCGCCGTATCCGGGTCAGTGACAACGCGTTCGAAGGGCTCCTCCAGTTCGCCGTGTCGGCCTACAACTGGGAGGACGTGACCGTGGTCGGCAACACCTTCAACAGGTGCGGCTCCGGCGTCCGTCTCCGCTCCGTGATCAAGTCGGACCCGGAGGACACGAAGGACGTGGACGGCAACCAGACCGGAGAGTCCCAGGTTATGCGGAACATCGCGGTCTCCGGGAACACCTTCCGGGAGGGCGGCGGCTACGACAACGTGATTGTGGTCCAGGGCGAAGCCTCTACCGGCACGGTCCTGAACGTAGCCGTCACGGGGAACGCAATCGACGGCTCCAGCGGTAACCAGTCCGGTATCCGCCTGAACTACGCCAGCCGGGTCACGGTCGCTGACAACATCGTCGCCAACGTCGACAACACGGGGATCTCCACTGAGAACCAGAACAACACGGTGATCTCCGGGAACGTCATCTGGAACGCCTCGGATCACGGCGTGACGATGGTGTCCAGCGTCAACTCGAACATCATCGGGAACCAGATCCGCGACCCCGGCGACACGGGCATCTTCGTTAACGGCCCTGGCTCGGACATCCAGATCCGGGACAACTTCATCGACGGCCCGAACCAGGCGAACACTGGCTCCCAGGCGATCCGCTTCTCCACGTCTGCCGTGGTCGGTATCGCGATCTCCGGCAACAAGTGCCGCCCTGGCGGGTCTGCGACTCCGGGCACCGCTGCCCTGTCCATCTCGTCCGCGAACAGCGGCGTTCACCGGTACGGCAACGACTTCCGGGGCTCCTGGAACGGTACTGCCATCCAGGACTCCTCCAACGCGCCGGAGACGTCGGCCACCGATATCTCCTGACCCCCTCTTCCGTTAACGGCCCCCGGGTACTGGCTCGCTGCCTGCCCGGGGGCCGTGGCGTGGCCTGGCTGCGCCTGCCTGAAAGGACTGCCGCATGATCAAGGGCATCGACGTCGCGTCGTACCAGTCCCGCACCCCTTCCCTGTCCGGCATGGACTTTGTGTTCGTGAAGGCCACTGAGGGGACCAGCTATGTGAATCCGAAGATGCGGGACCAGGCCGCTCATGCGCGGAAGCATGGCCGGGTCGTCGGGTTCTATCACTTCGTCCGGCCGGGGAGCATGTCCGCCCAGGCGCGGTATTTCGTGGACAGGGCGGCCAGCCTCCACGGTGATCCGCTGGTCCTGGACTGGGAGGTGTCCGGGGTGTCCGGCGCGGACAAGGACCGGTTCATACGGGAGGTCCAGCGGCTCCGTGGCGAGACTCACCAGGTGGGCCTGTACTGCTCTCAGAACTACTGGCTGACCCGGGACACGACGTCCTTCGCGGGGGACTTCCTGTGGGTGGCCAACTACAACGGACGGCCTGGCCACCCAGGTGTCCGCGCGAAGTGGACGATTCACCAGTACACGTCCAGTCCGCTGGACACGAACGTGGCGGACTTCTCCTCGCGGGCGGACATGCTCCGCTGGGCGAACAAGGGCGCGGACAGTCCGTCCACTCCGGACAGGGAGCCGAAGTGGCTGCCGGTCAGCGGCCGGATGCCTGAGCTGCGGTACGGGGACGAGTCGTGGTATGTGAACTGGCTCCAGCGGAACCTGAACAGGTTCCTGTCTCCGAACATCCCGGTCACTGGCCGGTACGACGCGGTCACTGCCCGCGCGGTGGACAAGTTCTACGCGGACGTCCTGTCCTACGACACGAAGACTGGCGGCAAGATCTTCGGTGCGGACGGCTGGCGCCGGGTCCTGTCCATCTCGGAGGACAAGGAAGGGTGACCGTGACCGTGTCCGCTGTCCGTTGGCCGCTGTCCGTGGCCACCCCTGTCCGCTGGCCGCCGCTGGCCCTGTCCGCTGTCCGGGAGGTGTCCGGCCGTGGACGATGATCTGGGGTCTGTGTCCATCGGGGCACGCGAGATCTATGACGAACTGGTGGCCATGCGCGGGGAGGTCCGCGCGTCCACTCAGTCCCTTCAGGGTGTGGCCACCACGTTGGCCGACCATGAGGACCGCATCCGGGCGGTGGAGCGCTGGAAGTACAGCGTGCCAACTGCCCTCGTGACTGCTGTCATCGCAGCCGCAACGACGATCGCAACGAAGCTGGGAGCCTGACATGGAGAGAGTTCGTGCCGCCTACGCGTGGGCCCGCGCGCACAAGCGCGTGACGCTGGCCGTGGCCGCCGCTGTCCTGGCCGGGGTGGCCCGCTACGCCCCGGGCCTGCCGGTGGACGACATCGTGAACGGGCTGGGCGCGCTCCTGTCTGCGTGACTTGACGCGACTCAATAGGGGCGCCTACTCTGAAGCCCTTGCCGGACGGACCGGCGGGGAAGGGGTTCACGATGAAGGTCCGCATCACTCTAACCCTGGACATTGACCCGGAGGCGTGGAGCCTGGCCTACGGCACCACTACCGAAGCGGCGGCGGTCCGGGAGGACGTCCGGTCGTACGTCCTGAACAGTGTCCAGGGCGCTCCGGCCGTCGAAGAGGGCGGGATCACTGATGTCCGGATGGCGTAACCGCTGATCGTGAACGACTGACGGCCCCTGGCTCCCCTGCCGGGGGCCTTCGTCGTGTCCAGGGGAGGTCCTCATCTGTCAGTAAGCGTCAGAACCTACGACCAGGTGAGGTCATCATGACGGAGTACGTAGTGATCACGTTTACGGGAGAACTGGCGGAGGTCATCGCTCGCACTCCCGCAGCAGGGCGCACGCCTGCCCGCGTCCACCTGCGGAAGCTGAACATGGGGCGGTGTGACTTCGGGGAGCAAGGCAGCCGCTACACCTGGAGCTACCCGGCTACGTCGGTCCGTCCTGCTGACATGTCGCGCTGGGAGTACGTGCCTGCCTCCAATCGCTGGGTTGCGAAGAGACGGGGTTAGGTGCTTCAATTGAGTCGTCAGCAAGGGACAGCGGAGAGGACTAGGGACATGTTCTACGACATCGAGAACGGCATCCGTCGCGGCGACCGGGACGCGGTGAGCTTCAACTACGACGCACGCCCCCTGGTGGCCGGTGAGGCCGGGGCCGGGACCTTCGCAGGGGAGAACGACCCGTGCGTGTGCGTCGGCGAGATGGCGGACTACTGCCAGTCCGGGCGCCCCTGCATCTCTCGCTGACCGTTAACGACTGACGGCCCCTGGCTCCCCTGCCGGGGGCCTTCGTCATGCCTGGGGAGGTCCTCACCTGGCCGGTACCGGCAGCCGTCCAGGAGAGAGGACCCTCATATGAAGAACATCGCACTGACCGGCCTGGCCCGCAGCGGGAAGGACACGATCGCGGCCAGGCTGGTCCAGGAGCACGGGTACGTGCGCGTTGCCTTCGCTGACCGCCTGAAGGAGGCGGCGCTGAAGGCGAACCCGATCATTGACCACGTCCACATGGGCGGTGGCACATACCTGCCAGTGACCCTGTACGAGATCGTGGCCGCTGACGGCTGGGAGCGCGCGAAGGACGACTACCCTGAGGTCCGCCGGTTCCTCCAGGACTACGGCCAGACGGTGCGCGATATCCAGCCGATGTTCTGGATCAACACGGCCGGGGACGCTGTCCGTGCAGCCTGGGAGGCTGGCCGCCCTGTCGTGATGACTGACGTCCGGTACGTCAATGAAGCCCGCTTCCTGTCCGTCCAGGGTTTCGATCTGGTTCGGGTGATCCGCCCTGGTCTGACGCCTGGCGGCCACCAGTCGGAGCGCGAGATGGCGTCATACGAGACGGACAGAACCGTCGTCAACGATGGCTCGCTGTCCGACCTGGCCGCCCTGGCGGACGCACTGACCATGTGACCGAATCGGGTCCCCTTCGGGGGACCCTTTTCGCGTTTCAGGCGCCTCATTGGGGGCGGCTGGGGTAGGGTGTGCTCACACCGTTCACGATCAAGGGAGCCACCATGGCGAAGAAGACGAAGAAGCAGGAAGCCGAAGAGGTCATCGCCCATGTGCGGACCCTGCGCATGGGGGGCGACTACGAGGAGGCGGAGCAGTTCCGCGAGACTGCGGAGGCCGCTGTGAAGGCTGTCGCACCGAAGGACCGGAAGGCCATGATGGAGGAGCTGGAGGCCGCCTTCACGATGCAGCCGGAGGTCAAGGGGGACCTGGCGATCTCCTCGTATCACGAAGTGGAGGGCGTGGACGCACTGGTCCAGACGGCCGTTAACGATGTCGTGGACGCCGTGGAGGCGGGCCTGAGGACAGCCGACATGGCGCGCCAGATCGCGGAGACGCTCCTGGAGGCTCGCCTGAAGATGCCGAACAAGCACGGGCTGGCGGACATCACGGCCCTGTCGAAGTACACGAAGGACATCGCACATGACGCGTTCGTGAAGGCCAGGGAGGGTGTCACGGAGGAGGGGGACAAGATCCGGTACGACACCCACAAGTCACTGGCGAAGGCCGTGCGGAACCGGATGTCTGACGTCCTGGTGGACCGCCTCCGGTCGCTGGACGAGGACCCGGACAGCTTCGAACCCAATACCATGGCGAAGGCCAGGCGCGCGTTCCCGAAGCTCTCCCCCACGGAGGCTGTGTACGCGCTGTATGACTCGGTTGGTATCCAGCTCCCACGGAAGGGCCGAACGGAGCTGGCGCGGGAGGACGCGCGACGTCGCGCCCAACTGGTGGAGGCCGCGAAGCGTGGGGAGCTGCCGTCCGGCAGTGGTGACGATGATGAGGCAGCGGCAGACCTGGAGGCCGTGGAGAAGCTGGAAAGGTCCTTCACGCGCCTGGCGCACCGGGCGGAGAAGCTGCCGGATGAGGAACGCGGGAAGCTGAAGGCGCGCATCAACGCTGCGATCGCAGCGCTGGCGGCGGAGGCCGCGAAGCTGTAGCACCGCCCAGGCGTGCGAGGGGTCGGCCCGGTTCGGGTCGGCCCCTTTCTGCTGTCGGCGGCGGAGAGGGCGGGGCCCCAACAGGCTAGAGTCCCTTATTTTTGTTTCGTCCCGGGTAGAAAAAAGTTCTACATCTTTCAGTCCTCTACGGCCTTACCCCAGCTCCTGGGACAGAACTACCCTTCCGTCCCTAGCCACCGGGGAGATCCTCACCTGACCAGTAGTGAAGGCAATCCAGCCGCCCCACTACCTGGGAGGACCTCCTATGGCCACCGTCGATACCGTGAAGAGCAAGGGCGCACGCTTCTACGTGAACGACGCGCGCCCGAACGTCACCGTCCCCGGTGTGACGTCCATCATCAGCATGCTTCCGAAACAGGACTTCCTGGCGCCCTGGTCCGCTGGCCTGGCCGCTGACCTGGCCATTGACTCCTTCGACTATCTGAAGGACATGGCTGCCCGGGACCGCGCCGGAGCGCGTCGGTACATCGCTGGCGCCAGCCGCCGGTACACGGAGGTGCGTTCCAAGCTGGGTTCCCGGGCGCACGACGTGTTCGAGCGACTCATGAACGGCGAAGAGGTCGGGTACGTCCACTCCGACATCGTGAACCACGTGGAGCACTTCCGGCAGTTCCTGGCCGCCGTGGACCCGGAGCTGGTCCGCGCGGAGGACGTGGCCTGGTCGTACGAGCATGAGTACGCGGGGTCCTTCGACGCGATCCTCCGTATCTGGGTGAGGGTCGGGAAGGACGGGAAGCTGGCGATCACCCCGGATCGGTCCGGCACCCCGGTCCTGGTCATGGTCGACTACAAGACGTCGAAGTCCACTTACTCCGACGTCGCGCTCCAGCTCGCTGCCTACCGGTACGCGGACGTGATCATTGCTCCGGACGGCAGCGAGTCGCCCATGCCGGAGATCGAGTCCGCTGCTGTCCTGCACATCACGGACGACCAGTGGTCGTTCAAGGGTGTCCGCGCGGACCGGGAGGTGTTCGACGCGTTCCTCACGCTGCGGAAGACGTTCACCTGGGTCCGTGAGACGTCGCGGGACGTCATCGGTAAGCCGCTGGCGAAGTCCGCCTCCGGCATGGTGACCGGTACGCAGCGTCGGGGGAAGTGATGGACCGCACGATCCCGAAGTACATCACGTACGCGCCTTCGCGCATCGCTGGTACCTGGCGTATGCATGAGACGGTTGGTCACCTCCGCAACTCCGTCCGCCTGAACGACGTCCAGGCCGTTATCAGGCTTAACGAGGACGGCACCTGGACGGAGTTCGGGCCTGCCGCCGTCTGGCAGGAGGGGTTCGAGTGACTCGTGAGGAAGCCCTGGCGAAGGCCACGGCGCACGTGAACACCCTGTCCACCAACTCTCGCGGCTACCAGGACGGGGTCCGGTTCCCGGACAAGATCGCTGCCGTGGAGCGTCTGGCCCGCTTCCTGGTGGCCGACGATGACGCACCTGCCTCCGCCGACTCCGACTGACCGTTAACGATGGCCCCTGCCTGGCTCCGTGCCGGGTGGGGGCCTTCGTCGTGTCTGGCCGCTGTCTGCCTGTTGGGGGAGGTCCTCACCTGGCCGGTGGTGACAGCACACCACTGGGAGGAGTCAGTGATGAAGGTGTTCCGTGTCGGTCACGCGACGAAGACCAGGGATGACGTCGGCCGGGAGTCGTTCCCGGTCGGCCCGTACAACGGTGTGGACTGGGACGAGATGTCCGAAGGGCATGAGGCCATGGTGTGGGCGCATTCCGGCTGGGGGTCGGAGTCTCACCACCCTGCGCCGTTCCATGACGCAGCACTGTGCTCTATCCAGCCCTGGGAGGTCTGCGGCTTCGTGTCGCTGGAGGCTCTCCTGGACTGGTTCGAGTCGTATCTGAAGGTCCTGGATGAGAGCCAGTTCCGGGTCTGGGTTTACGAGTTGCCGGATGACGTGGTGCGGGTCGGGCGCTTCGGCCAGGCCGTGTTCCCGACTGCTGGCGCTGTTGGCGTGGAGTCTTTCCGCCTGCCGCTGGCTGACCAGCAACTGGCCCTCTTCTGACGCCTGGGGAGGTCCTCACCTGCCCTCTGGTGAGGGACGGCAACGGGCCGCCCGCCGGGGGCGGGAGAGGTCCTCACCTGACCGGTAGCAGAGGCGCTCAACGCCATCCAGTCAGCCAGCATCCAGGAGGCACCATGCTCGACATCTTCGCGACCGACCCGGAGGCGAAGGCCCAGCGGGAGGAGCGGGAGGAGAAGGCCCAGCGGGCCCAGCGTCCGTCGTTCGACTTCCAGCTCCGGTCCGGAATGCTCATGGGCCGCCAGCCGATCAGCCTGAAGCAGTGGAGGTTCATCACTCCGAAGTCGGCCACGGCGGAGCACCTGAAGGAGCTGTTCGGGGGGACGATCACGGAGGCCGCGAACGGGGATCTGGCCGTGGACACCGAGACGAACGCGGTGGAGGTCATCATCGACGCGTCGAAGGTGGAGTCCAAGCTGATCCAGTGGGCGGACGGTCTCCCCGTGCACGAGTGCGACGGGGTGGTGTTCCTCTCCCCGGAGGACGACAAGGGCAAGCCGTGCGGCTGTCCGAAGCTCCTGGATGAGCGGAAGGAGAAGGCGAAGCAGCGGCGGGGCCCGAAGCCGAACATCGTCCTCCCGCTGCGCCTGGCTCAGGACCAGGAGCTGGGCCTGGGCAAGTACACGGCTACGGCCTGGTCCTTCGCGGAGGACTTCCCGTACACCATGAAGCGTCTCGCGGAGATCGACGGTGAGGCGTACTGCATCCTTCGCCTGGAGCACATCGAGTACAAGACGAAGGCCGGGGAGAAGCGCGAGTTCGTGAAGCCTGTCCTGGACGTGATCAGCTCGTTCCAGGAGGCCATGGCGGAGGACCCGGAGCCGGACGCGTGATTCCCGGGCCCCTGACCCGAGCGCGTATCGAGACCAGGGACTACCAGGCCGTGGCCCGCATGGCTGCCGCAGAGGCGCCGGACGAGATGATCCGGGGTCCGCTGTGGGAGTGGCACCCCCTGGCAGCGAAGGCCGTCCTTCACGAACGCCGCAGACGCTTCGGCATCGAAGAGGAACGTATCGACGTCCTGACAGAGGAGGACTCCGAGTAACCCCATGCCCAGGCCCTTGACGGGGTCTGGGCTTAAGGGGTGCCCACACCCAGCCGCCTCACATGGGGCGCCTGATGAGAGGACACACCGTGGAGAAGTTCAACGCTGGCGACATCGTGAACCTGAAGACAATGGGAGGCCGGAAGGTCCAGGTCGAGTTCGGCCCGTACCGGGGTCCCGCCGGTCGCGTAGCCGACACGTACGTGGTCCAGTTCATGGACGGCACGGAGGCCGGGACGGGGATTCCTGTCACTGCGGCCAACCTGGAGCGTGGCCCCAAGTTCAAGGCGGACGACGCTGTCGTGGTCATGCCGCTGGACACCCCCGGCACCGTGGCCGCTGGTCCGTTCAAGATCCGGGCGGGAGAGTCCCGGTACGTCATCCGGTACGAGTCGGGTACACACGTCTGGGCATCGGAGTCGGTGCTGGTGGCCCGTACCGCCCCCGAGACGTTCACGATGTTCGGCCAGCGCTGGGAGATGAACGCCACGTACCGGGACAAGGACTGCGACGACTGGAAGTTCACGGGCGAGTACCAGGACGGTGAACCGCTGCTCGGTATGTACGGCGATTCGGAAGGTTCCACGCTGGGCCACGTCCTCCGCGACTTCGGTCCGCTGACCAAGCACAACTGACCCACTGGTCCGACCCGTCTGGGTCGGGCCTTTCGGGGTGCCAGCACCATCACACAGCATCTGGAGGAGTCATGGCCGAGGCCACCCGCACGGAGAAGCAGATCACGTCCACGGAGATCCGCGTCACCCTGGAGCTGTCGGCGGAGGAGTACACGTATCTTCGGGGCCTGATCGGCGACCAGCCGTCCACGGACGGCAACGGCGCCAGCGGCCACATCTGGGAGGCCTTGCGGGCCCCGGAGGAGGGCCCGGTGGAGCCGGATACGTTCCGGGTCGGTGACCGTGTGACCGTCGCTGCGGACGCACACTCGGCAGGCGGCTCCCCGCTGGGCATCCACGGCGCGGCGGTCGTGACTCGCGACCTGGATGAGGAAGGGGACTTCTTCGTCCGTTTCGAGGGCGACGGCGACCTCCGGTACGTCCTCCCCCGCTACCTCTCGCGTCGCTGACGCTCCTGGCCGGACTCCTTCGGGGGTCCGGCTTGCGGCGTGACAGCACCTACTTCGGGAGGACACACCCATGGCGAGCATTTACTACGACCCGGAGAAGTTCGGCGCCGAGATCATCGACACCATCGACACGCTCGGAGGCTACGAGTTCTGCATGTTGGCCGTCTTCAAGCGCCTGGAGGACGGCGCGCTGTTCTTCGGCACAGACGCAGGGTGCTCCTGCCACTCCCCGTTCGAAGACTCCACGTGGGAGAGCATGGAGGAGATCCGGAACGCGTCCTGGTTCGCCGGACAGGCCCGAAAGTGGCTTCGCGACGCGACGGACGCTGACGCGGACGACCGCGACGCCGTTGAGCGCCTGATTCGCAAGGTTCGGAAGCTTCGCCCCTGACCTTCCCTGGCCAGGTCCCTTCGGGGGCCTGGCTTCAGGCGTGCCAACACCTACTGAGGAGGCACGCGTGATCCGGACCATCAGTGAGAGCCACCTTCCCGCCCTGGGTGACATCCGGGCCCTGGGCCTGGGAGACGTCGTGTACGTCGATGCTGGCGTACACCACAACGACTACTGGGGGCGGTACGTGGAGGCTCTGGCCGCCGCCATCTCGAAGGGCGCCAGCGTCACGACCGTTGACGTTTCTACCATGCCGGTCGTGAACCGATGAAGTGCGCGAGTCAGCGGCTGTCCTGGGACAACTTCCTGTTGACCGGCACGGAGCCGTGCCCTGCTGACAGCGTCACAACGAGGGCGGTCCGCCGCTGCGGCCGGGCGCCGCGAGTTACTCCGTTCTGCGCTGAGCACGCGGAGCGCCACGACAGGTACACCGCCTGGCTGAAGCGCCAGGCTGCCCAGGCCCGCGAGGGGAGATCCCGTGCCTGACACAGACATCCTGGCCCTTCAGGCCACCATCAACCGCCTGTACGAACGCCTCATGCTGGTCGGCCAGACACTCCTTCCGCTGCCACCCCAGCCGTCCGGCCTGGCCGGAGAGACCGTGTGTCCTGGCGTTCACGAGGACGTGGCCGGGGATGGCTGCCCGTACTGTGAGGCCGCTGTATGACCGACTACAGGGTGACGCTGCGCGCTGCGCTGGAAGGCGCCCGGGAACGCGGCTGGAAGGCCATCGACGGCACGACGCTGCGGCGGATCACCGTTCACGACACTCCGGGCAACATCCCGGCGGAGTGGTGGCCGGAGCCGACGTACGAGCGTTTGGAGTTCCTGTCCTTCGTCATGCGTGAGCGTGGCGCTCCGAAGGTTGTTCACGGTGTCGCTGCGCATCCTTGGACGGGTCGGACGGACCACACGATCTCGTTCCGGAAGGCCCTGGCGATCCTGAAGGGAGAGTCCGATGACTGACGAACGACGCGAGCGGTTCCGCACGGCGGTGTACCAGGCCATCGAGCGAGGAGACGACCCGGCTGACGAAGCTATGGCCGTGGCGGACGAGGAGAACGCCCGAGTTGAGGTCCGGCGCCAGGAAGCCATTCACGCGCTGGACGCGGCGAACGCCACCGTCACACGCCTGCGCTCCGACCTGTATGCGCAGCAAGAGGAGACGATCCGGCTCATCGCGATGAAGGAGCGCGTGCGCACTATGGCAGAAGACCCGACACTTTCCGTCGTATCGACACGGGCCATTCTCGCCGCACTGGAAGGAGAGACCGATGACTGACGAACGACGCGAGCGGTATGCCGCAGCGATCTACCACCGTGTGGCCGAGTTTCCGTGGGACGCCGTTGTCAGCGAGGAACAGCAATACTGGTACCCCTACGCTGACGCCGCTATGGCCGTAGCGGACGAGGAGCTGGCACGCCTGCGCCACGAGTGGTACCAGACCGTCATGGACCGGCTGGCGCACATTAACCGGCTCAAGGCCGAAATCGTCCGTCTGCGCGAGGAGCTTGAGGCGGCTGGCAAAGTCGCCCGGGAGCGGGACGAGCTGAGCATGGCTGTCCGGCAGGAGCGCAACGAGGCCCGTAATCGGGTTGTCGAACTGCGGACGGAGAGAGCACGTCTGCGCGATGAGCTGGAACGTATCCGTTTGACAGCAGGGAAGGTCCCGACTGTGACCCGGAGGGCTGACCGTGGCTAACCCTTCGAAGGCACGCGGCACTCGCTGGGAGTCCGCCATACGCGACTACCTGAACGGCACCCTGGGCTACTCGCACCCCACGGACTGGCGGCTGGTCAAGCGGCAGGCCCAGGAGGGTGCGAAGGACGTCGGGGACCTTCACGCCTGGCCGTTCATCCTGGAGGCGAAGGACGTCAAGTCCCCTGCCGTCCCGACCTGGCTCCGGCAGGCCGACCAGGAGGCCGCTAACGCTGGCTTCCCGTACGGCGTCGTGATCCACAAGACCCGTGGCAAGGGTCCTGCCCTGGCCCGCGTGCACATCACGGACGACACGTTCCGGCGCCTCCCGCCAGCCGCCCTCATTGGGGCGCCTGTCCCGACTCCGAACCGGCGCGGATACCACACCTGGACGCTGGCGGAGTTCGCGGAGGTCCTCCGCCTGGTCCGTACTGCTGAGGCTGTCGTTAACGACTGACGGCATGGCCCCTGCCCTGGTGGGTGGGGGCCTTCGTCGTACCTGGAGAGGTCCTCACCTGTAGCGGGATGACAGCACAATCCCGGCGGTGAGGAGATCTCACGTGGAGATGAACGCGATCCTGGCCCGATTCCAGGACGTTGACGACCAGCCGGACGGCGGCTACCTGGCCCGCTGTCCGGCACACGGTGACAGCCGCCCCAGCCTCCGGGTCTGGTTCGGTGAGGACGGACGCGTACGCATGACGTGCCGCGCCGGTTGCGCGACCGGGGACGTGATCGCTGCGGCTGGCCTCCGCTGGTCCGACATGTTCGGGGCTACGGGCACGGCCAGCGTCGTGTCCTCGAAGCGACCGGGCATGGTTGGTACGGCGGAGGTGGCGCGGCTCCGGGTCTACCTGGACGCGGCGGACGGTGAGTACGGCTACTCCCCCGCCGAAGACTACGCATGGGACCGCTTCGGCATCGACGGTGACACGGGCGCACGCCTGGGCCTGGGCTACGACGATGGCACCCTCCCCGGCCTCCAGGAGCGATCCACCGGCTTCCGCCGCTTCCCCCGCCTGATCGTGCCCCTGGTCGGTTTCGACGGGGTCGCACGCGGTCTCCAGGGGCGTGACGTGTCCGGGGACTGCCCGGTCCGCTGGATGTCTCTGTCCAACCCTGACAGCCTCCGCTGGGCCCCGTATGGCGTCCTCTGGGCCGACCAGGACACAGACACCGTCATCGTCACAGAGGGACCCGGAGACGGCCTCACAGCGGTCGCAGCGGGATACCACGCCGTGGTTGTGCGCGGGGCCTCCCTGGCGTCCTCCCCGGAGCTGGTGGCCGAACTGGCGGCTGGCCTGGCGGGGAAGCGCGTCATCCTCGCTGGCGACAACGACGCGGCCGGATGCGGGTTCACACAGCGGCTGGCGGACGGCCTGGCCTCCCATGGCGTGCCCACCTACTCCCTGTCCCTCCCGCATGAGGGGGATGACCTGACCGACTGGAGGGCCCGCAACGTGAACGACTTCCCCGCCGCCCTGGACTCCGCCATCCGTGCCGCCACTGCGACAGAGACGGAGGCCCCGTCCCTGGTGGACATCTCGACTGGCGCCCTGACACCGGACGGCCCCCAGGTGGAGCGCATCGTGGACCTGTACTACACGATGCTGAAGCGGTACGGGTCGTCCGATGTGCTGAACGCACACCTTCTGGTGGCCTTCGCCGATGGTGCGATCAAGTACGCGCCCGGCCTGGGCTTCTTCGTCTGGACAGGACGTGTCTGGGAGCGGTCGGACACGAAGGTCCGGCAGACAATCCACTTCGTCGGGTTCGCCCTGAACGCTGCCGCTGCGGAGAAGTCGGCGGAGAAAGCGGCGGACCAGAAAGAGGACCCCGGGGAGGGTCTGCGCAAGGCCGCGAAGGGGTTCACGACCCGCCGCAAGATTGATGATCTGATGGCGGAGCTGACTTCGGTACCTGCCGTGCACGTGCGCGTTAACGACTTCGATGCCCAGCCGGACCTCCTGTCCTTCAGGAACGGCACCGTGGACCTGCGCACGGGCCAGCTCCGGGAGCACAGGAAGACTGACCTCCTGACGTACTGCCTGGACATCGACTACCGGCCGGACGCGTCTGCCGACCGCTGGGAGGCGTTCCTGGAGGAGATCTTCCCGGGCATGCCGGAGATGGTGTCGTACATGCAGCGGCTCACCGGCTTCGGTGTCACCGGTCACACGTCGGAACAGTGCTTCGCTGTCCTCTGGGGAGCTGGCGCGAACGGTAAGAGCGTGCTCACGGACACACTGACGAACGTCTTCCGCTCCGTGACGGAGACGACCCCCTTTAGCACGTTCGAGGAAAAAGCCTCCGGCGGCATCCCGAACGACATCGCTGCCCTTCGCGGGGCCCGGTACGTGATGGCGTCCGAGGGTGAGTCCGGCAAGCCGATGTCGGAGGCCGTCCTGAAGCGCGTCACTGGTAAGGACGAGATCAGCGCCAGGTTCCTCCGCCAGGAGTTCTTCACGTTCAAGCCGACCTTTCTTCTCATGCTGGCCACGAACTACAAACCCCGCTTCCGGGGTCAGGACGAAGGGCTTTGGCGACGGGTCAAGCTGATCCCGTTCAAGCGGTTCTTTGAGCCTCACGAGCGGGACTACACGCTGGACCAGAAGCTGGCCGCTGAGGCGGAAGGGATCGCGGCCTGGGTCGTCCGTGGCGCCATGGCCTGGTACCAGGAAGGTCTCCAGGACCCGGACCTGATCAAGGATGCGACGAAGGAGTACCGCCGCACATCGGACGCGCTGGCCGGGTTCTTCCCCGGAGTCCTGGAGCAGTGTGACGACGGCTTTGAGATGACGGCCGGGGAGGCGTACCAGGCGTACAAGCAGTGGTGTGAAGCGGAAGGGCTCCCCCAGCGGGAGCAGTGGACCCGCCGGACCTTCCTGGATGCCATGCAGGAACGCCAGGTCCAGCGGAAGAACACGGCGAAGGGTGTCGCCCTGGTCGGCGTCCGGCTCCACACGGACCACGCTGACGCTCCGGCCGGTCCCGGGATCTTCGCGTAGGAGAGGTCCTCACCTGACAGCGCATGACCGCCCCTGGTCGGGCCCTTCGGGGTCCGGCCTTCGGGCGTGTCAACGCGCTGTCGAGTGAGAGGAGGCGCTTCGATGCGCCACTTCAGCGGGACCCTGAACGGCCAGCCCTGGGACGGCTACGTGGTGGAACGTCCCCAGGACCTCCACGCCTTCCGTGACTGGGTCCAGTACCAGGCCGTGAACCGCATCCCAGTAGCCGTCGACTCCGAGACGTGCGGCCTGAAGATCTACGCCTGGGGGCGTGGGTTTCTCCGCCTGGTCCAGTTTGGTACGGAGACGGAAGCCTGGGCGCTGCCGATCGAGCGCTTCGGCGCATGTGTCGACGCTGCTGTCTGGGCCCTTCAGATTCTGCCCGACCTTACGGGCCACAACTGGGCTGGCTTCGATGCCCAGGTGTTCGACACACGCCTGGGTGTCTCTCTGGAGGACCTCTGCGCGAAGGCCACGGACACGAAGATCCTGGCGAAGCTGATCGACCCCCGTCAACGTCACGAGGGCGGTACAGGGGTGGGCCTCAAGGAACTGTCCGCCCACTACATCGACCCGGACGCGCCGGACACTCAGGACGGCCTGAAGCTTGTGTTCCAGGGCCTGAAGCTGAAGATCGCGGAAGGCTTCGCGAAGATCCCTCTGGACCACCCGACGTACCTGGAGTACAGCCTTCTGGACGTGATCCTGCCATCCAGGCTTCGGCCCCGCCTGGAGGCCACCCTGGAGCGCCTCGGGGTTCCTCAGCGGCTGGTTCAGTACGAACACCGCGTGGCCCGCATCTGCGCCCAGATGCAGCGTGCGGGCATGGTCCTCGACCAGGAGTACACAGAGTCGCTCCGTGACTCCCTCCTGGAGGACGCAGAGGCGCACTCCGCCATCGCTGCCCGGTACGGCGTGACCTCCGTCAACTCTGGCCGCCAGGTCGCCGATGCGCTGCTGGGCATGGGAGAGGTCCTGAAGGAGAAGACGGCCTCCGGCGCCTGGAAGGTCGATAAGGCCGTCCTGATGTCTCTGGCGGACCTGGACCGCGACTGGAAGCCGATCGGCTCCCGCAGAGGGAACCCGTTGGCCGATGCGGTCCTCCGCGCGAAGCGGTCCGGGAAGTGGCGCAGTGCCTACGCGGACAACTTCCTGAGCAACGTTGACGCGGGAGGCCGCATCCACGCGAACGTTCAGTCCATGCAGGCGCGAACGTTCCGGATGTCCGTGACGAACCCTGCCGTCCAGACGCTCCCCAGCTCGGACAAGATGATCCGCCGCGCCTTGCTGGCCGACGAAGGACATGTTCCCGGGTCAGTCGACTTCCAGGCGGTGGAGCTTCGCGTTCTGGCTGCCCTGGCCGATGTGAAGCGCATGAAGGTCGCCATCGCTGCCGGGGAGGACCTCCATTCGTTCACGGCCAGGCTCGTGTTCGGGGAGGGCTTCACGGAGAAGGACCGGAAGGTCTCGAAGAACATCGCGTTCGGCAAGGTTTTCGGTGCCAGAGCCGCGACCGTGGCCCGCCAGTCGGGCGCTCCCCTGGAGGCCGTGCAGCGCGCCATGGCGCAGTACGACCGCGTGTACCCAGAGGTCGGCCTGGCCGCGAAGGACTGGCGGATCGAAGCGTTCAACAACGGCATGGTGGCAACGTCCATCACGGGTCACCGGCTCCCGCTGGACCGCGACCGCACGTACGCCGTGACGAACTACCTGGTACAGAGCACCGCGCGGGACTGCCTGGGCCAGGCGTTGATTCACATGGACGAGCGGGGCCTGGTCCCGTACCTGCGCCTACCTGTCCATGACGAAGTTATCCTTTCGATGCCGAAGGGTGAGGAGAACGAGATCTCCCGCGCCGTGGCCGAATGCATGACCTTCGATCTGAAGGGCGTACCGATCGCGGCGGGCAAGCCGGAGCTTGGTATCCGCTCCTGGGGGTCGCTGTACGGGGCTGACTACTGAGGGTCGGGAACCCGTTGCGCTCCAGAGGCAGGCAACCTGCGAGTCCCTAACCAGGCACAGAGGGTAGGCGCCCCTTTTGTGGCGCCTGCCCTCCCTCTCGCATGTCATCCGAACGGCCCTTCGATGGCTGCGGACCGGTAACGGCCGGTCCTTCAATCCCCAGGCCGCCGGGAGCCCTGTCGTTCCGAAGGAGGATTCCCGGTCTCACCTCTGATTCATCCGTAGATCAGTGACCTACTACGTGCGATCGTAGACCTAGGTAGTTGACGCGACTCAATTGAGTCGCCTACTTTGTAGCTCCCGCTCAGCGGACGGCCCGATCAGCCTCCGATTAGAAGCGGCTTCCTTCCCTATCTCCCTGCGCCCTGGCACCGCCATGTCTCGATCCGGACTGCCCAGGTGCGCGTCCCAGAGAGGACCCCCAGCCATGAGCGCTGTCACCACCCGTGCCCAGGTCATCGGTTCCATCGTCTCCGCCGACGTCACAGACGAGACGCTGGCCGCCGCGAAGGCCGGGGACCGGGATGCCGGAGCTTCGATCCTGGACAGCCTGGAGGACCGCTTCCGCCGCCTGGCGCAGCGCACCGCAACCCAGGCCATCAGCGACGAAAGGGCAGGGCTCCGTGCCGCCTACATCGAAGACTTCATCCAGGACGCGCACCTGGTGGCCTGGGAGTGCCTCCTGAAGTGCCAGGACGAGAGCCTGGACGGCTACTACGCCTACGCCTACGCCACGGCGGAGCGGGAACTGGCCGCCGCTGCCCGCGACATGAAGAACGGCACCGACGACGACCCGGACGGGAAGAAGCTGTTCGGCCTCCTGGTCAAGCACTTCCGGGAACTGGACGCACGCCACTCCATGACGGAGGACGACTACCTGACACTGGCAGAGTCCGCCTGCCAGGACCTTCAGTTCCTGAACGGGTTCCGTGGTGGCGCCTACGGTGGTCGCCGTGGCTCCCTGTCGGCCGACCGGGCCTACGCGGCACGGCTGGCCTACCAGGGATCCATCTCGATTCACACACCGATCGGCAGCGACAGCGAGGGAACCGTCATCGCGGACACCCTGTCGGACCGGTCCTCCGTGGATGACGCTGCCGACACGACCCAGGTCGGGTACCGGCCGTTCCTGTGGACCCAGGCCGTGCGTGCCCTGGAATCGAACCTGTCCGTTCCTCGCGAGGAGTCGGCCCGGAAGAGTGTCTTCACCGCCCTGGACCGGTTCCGGGCTGGCACCGTGACGGAGGAGGATCTGGAGCTGTTCGAGGGACTCCCCTGCCGCTCCGCCTCTGTCGGCTCCGCACTGGGCATGCTGCGGGCCGTCTACACCCAGCGTCAGGAGGGCCCGGCACCGTCGACCGCTGCGAAGCAGGAGGACGCAGCCCTGGGCCGTGGCTCCATCGCTCTGACCGCGCAGCGCGCCATCCTGGAGAAGGCCACGGAGGACGCCGTGAAGCGCGCCCTGGTCCGCCGCGTGGTGGGGATGCTGTCGGACCGACAGGGCTACGTCCTGGCCGCCACGTTCGGGTTCCTGGGGAAGTTCAAGGATGACGCTGCTGTGGCCCGTGCCATGGTCCGCGCCGGGCACGAGGGCATGGACGCGGAGAAGGTCTACAAGACGCGCAGCAAGGCGCGCGCGGCGTTCGCGAAGAAGTGGGCCGACCTGATCGCAAGGTCTGGCGACCAACGTGCCGCCCTGGAGGCCGCTGCCACGAAGGCCGGAGTGGATATGGCGGAAGCCCTGGAGGACTGAGAGAGGTCCTCACCTGAACCCGTGCAGAGGGGCCCCACCCCGGGGCCCCTTTCCCGTTCCAGCCGCCTCACATGGGGCGCCTGATGAGAGGAGATCCCCATGTCCGACTTCGGATCTGTCCTGGAGCCTGAGAACCACGTCTGTGACCACACCTGCCTCCCCTACGCTCCGATTGCCAGCCGGAACCTGGAGAGCATGGAGGAGTCGGAGCACATCGACGCACTGTATGAGGACCTGAACCTGGTCCGCGAACATGCGGCTCTTCTGCTCCTGGCTATCGCGGAGGCCGACGCGGCAATCACGATCCCGGCCAGGACCGCCGCCGCCCTCCTGGACCTGGACGAAGAGGGGCTTCGAGAGGACCTGGGTGGTGCCAACCGGTACTCCCCTGCCGAGATCAGGGACCAGGCCATCCGGGACCAGCGGGAGGACGGCTACGTGGGACGCGCCATGGAGGTGCGTTTCAAGCTGTCGCTGGAAGGTCTCGGCTCCGCCGACCCGGAGTGACGCGCGCTGGCCCCTGCCCTGACTGGGTAGGGGCCTTGCCACTTGACCCGACTCAATTGAGTCACTACTGTCGGACACCCAGCCGACTCAAGTGAGACGGCTGAAGTGAGAGGAGCACTCCGTGAACGCACGTACCCGCCTCACCGTGGCCGCCGGGGCCGTGATCGTAGCCCTTACCGCCGCTGCATTCTGGCTGTCGTACGCACATCTGCACGACGTGGCAGCGACGTACGGCCTGGGTGTATCTCCGGCGCGTGCCTGGGCCTGGCCCGCCACCCTGGACCTCTTCATCGTGGCCGGAGAGATCATGATGCTGGTCGCTGCCCTGAACAAGCGGCGTGACCCCTGGGCGATCTGCCTGACGGTGGCCGGGTCGGTCGGTTCTATCGCGCTGAACGTGCTGGGTGTCGGCCGTGGCGCGGAGGTCCTGGAGTACGTGGTGGCCGCCGTGCCGCCTGCCGCCGCCCTGCTGGCGTTCGGTGCTCTCATGCGGCAGCTTCACACGGCCGTGGCAACGCCTGCCACGGCACCGACGCTGGACGCCATGGACCAGGCCGTGGACCAGGCCGTGGAGTACATCGCGGCAGAGACCGAAGTCGCTGTCACGGCCAGCCAGGAGGTCCAGGAGGTGCCTGCCGAGACTGCTCCGCTGGCGGACGTCGTAGAGGAGCTGGAGTCCCTGGAGGATGCCGTGGAGGTTCAGGAGGAGGTCCCGGAACCGCAGGTCACGGAGGTTCACCGCATCACGGCGAAGCCGACCGTGCAGGACATCGCTGCCGCTGTCGCTGACATCCAGAGCGAGGGGAGCGAGCTGACCGGAAAGGCTTTGGCCGCCTACTTCGGAGTGTCCGACCGCTCCGGCCGCCGCTACCTGAACGACTGGGCCGCTGCCACCTCCACCTCCGCCGCCTGACTCCCCCGTCGCACCGCCGAAAGGACCTCATCATGACCGCCGCTACCTACCTCGGGACCATGTCCGTCCAGGAGTTCCGCCACACGTCAACGCAGGGCTTCTACCTCATCCAGGGGAAGGAGCGCATCGCAACCGCTGTGTACTCCCTCGTGTCCGGCTGGCGCCTCACCTGGAACGTCGGCCAGGGCGAACCCGTCGCGGGGGACTACGCGCTGGACGTTATGACCGAGGCCCTGGACGCCTGGCCGTCCGTGCGCGCCACCATCCAGGAGGAGCCCGCCAACACGGTTCACGTGTCACAGAGCGTGCGCACGGTCAGTACCCCGGCAGGCGGACAGCCTGGCTACCGTCGCTGACAAGTTCGAAGGCCCCTCTCCTGGTCGATGATCCGGAGGAGGGCCTTCACCATTTGTTCACGACTCAATAACGTCCGGGCTGTTCAGTCGTTAACGACTACTCAGCGCAAACCACACCATCTACTCTGGTTACCGCCCCCCACATGGGCCGCAACAGGAACCGGAGCAACGCATGGCTGTCCCAGTTCTCTTCGTATCCCTTCGCGTCTTCGTCCCTGCCTCCATCCCCAACGGCTGGGCCTGGGGACCGTGGACGCATCCCGACCCGGCCGGTATCGAGCGGCTGGCGGAGCTGGCGGAGCTTCCCCGCGTACTCCGCTCCTACGCCAAAGCTGCCGCTGTCCTCCTCCGCCGGAAAGATGCGGACCGCTTCAACGTGACAGCCTTCGGAGGCCGATCGGGAGCCGTCCTGGGCCGCGACCTCTGGTTGTGGAGCACCGATGCAGACGCGTACCGCGCCTTCGAGGAACCGTGGGTCCCGGGGCTGTCGGAGGACCGCCTGGTGACGTCCCAGCCGGTGCCTGCCGTCGGCCCGCTGGCCCCGGATGGTCATACCCACCTCAGGGCTGTCGCGTAG